CAGCCGCTCAGAGCCCTTCCGGCACGCGGAACAACTCTTCGACCGGGATAACCGTCATATGGGGATCAGGCTGCGTTTCGGCGGTTCTGAATCTAGAGTTAAACAGCGCCGCACCAGTGTCGATATAGACACCATTACCACGACGCAGCACCCGTGGCACGATGACATGCCCATGCACACACAAATCAACTCCGTCTACTACATGCGCAAAGCCTGCCGTCTTGACCGGCCGCTCCCAAAGAATGGCACTGCGGAGATTCTCTTCATTGGGCAGACGCAACTGAAGATCCAGCCAACTGCTATCAGGCAAGGTACTGTGGGAGATGGCAACCTTGCGACCATCAGCCAAACTCAACTCGATGACCCAGGGCATCTGCTCAGACAGGCGGGAAGCGAGCTGATGCAACTGAGGGTGAGCAGCAAAGAAACTTTCCGGCCCATCACCCAGCCAGGCACTGCCACCATAGGACATCCAGGCCTGCACATTGACCTGCTCAGGATCATCCAGCCAGTTGAACAGTATCTGCTCGTGATTGCCCCGCACCGCATGGAACCAGGGTTCATCCATCAGACGAAGACAGGCAGCAGAATCCGGACCACGATTGATTAAATCCCCGACCGAAAACAAACGATCGATTTCCGGATTGAATTCATGCCGATGCAACTCGGCCTGCAAGGGCTCCAGCCAGCCATGCACATCACCGACTACAAAATCCCGACCCTGCACATTTGCACTTACATATTGAACGACCGCCATATTCCCCTACACTCCCGAACCAACGCCCATACAACCCAAGCCAAAACAGCGAGGTGCTTTTTGTCAGATACGAGACAACATAGAGCCTTGGGCGGGACTGATTCAACAGCAGAACGCTGACGAAGGGCAACAAATGACATAAAACCAGCAAAAAACACTGTTTCAGCGCTAATTCAAAGAGTCGACTGGAAATAAATAAAACAGGAAGGAATTGGTGGAGCCTAGCGGGATCGAACCGCTGACCTCAACACTGCCAGAGTGTTCTGGACAATAATTCATCTTACTGATTTAAAAGAAATTATCAGCCTCTCAGCCGAGACACCCGAACTACCCGAAAGCACACCTCAGACTGTTACTAAAACTCACAGCTCAAAGTACGGAGTTCAAGTATCCGATTCACATTAAAGTCACGAATAAGAAATGTGTCTCGTACGTGCGCATGCGCGCAATGGGTAGCCGTACAATTTTTTTCAGGAAGCCATCGGAAAAAGGTAACAAAGGTAACGAGGTTGCCAATTCGCTTATAAGCCGCTGAATTCATTGCCGTTTTCTGGTTTGGCAGAAGGTGATAAAACGGTGATGAAAAAGTGACGTGTTACCTTTTATATAGGTGATATAGATAAAAAATAAAATCTATTAATATCAGTGATTTATAAAATCGTTACCTTTTGTGTCACCTTTTATCACCTTTTGCAAGTTACAAATAAAACCATACATAACAATCAGTTAGCGAAGATTTTCTGCTCGATCACTTTTGTTACCTTTCTCCGGTATCAAACCTGGAACAATGCCTACAGCCACTGCCGTCTAGAAGCGCCGTAACCCCCTCTGAGGCCGCATAAATCCGCATGATTCAACCACCTGCCCTAACCTCCGAAAAGCCCACGGCGGGCCTGTCCTGCAGCCCTGTCATGCATCGCATAATTACACGCTCAAGAAGCACCGCAGGCGTGGAGGGGGACGAGCGCGTTTGTCGGGGATGGTTGTGGTTGACGTGGATTGTTATGAATAGCTATGATCGTTTCCGAGGCGTCGAAACCTCTTCACAACGGCTAACCCAACCCCGTCAGCGTTGGTTTTTTTGCGCCCGAAATCCGCCTGGACTAAGGCCAAGCCCCCGTTAGGTCGGGAGGGCGACGAATAAAAGACCCCTCTGGGGGAATAAGTCCGCGGTGCCTTGTGAGCCGTTTCGAACCTCCCGACACCCTTCGGCAAAAGGGCAACTTCGAAGAAAATCGCAAGGAGGCCAGTGATGGCTGAACACACACAGAATATAAACACTTCCCCGCAAATCTTTGCCTTTGATGACCAAATGGTGCGCACCGTTGAGCGTGACGGTGAGTATTGGTTTGTGGCAAAGGATGTGGCATTGGCGCTGGACTACCGTAATGCGCCGGATATGACTCGCAATCTTGATGAAGATGAAAAGGGTACGCAGATTGTGCGTACCCTTGGTGGTGAACAGGAGTTGACCATCATCAACGAGTCCGGCCTTTACTCCGCCATTCTGTCCAGCCGAAAAGAGGAAGCCAAACGCTTCAAGCGCTGGATCACCCACGAAGTCCTCCCTGCCCTGCGCAAGACTGGCGAGTACAGCATGGGCAACCGCCCTGCAGCCCAGCCGAACCTCGTCAGCCTGCAGCAGCAGTCGCTGCGCCTGATCAAGGAGCTGAAACAAGAGAACAACAAGGTGCTCCGCCGCCTGCTGTATGCCCAGCTTGAGGATGTGTGCAGCAAGATGGGGCTGGAAACTCCTGCCCTACGCGAGATGGGTGCTGATTCGCCGGAAGAGCCGCCTGTGGTCGCTCGTTTCTGGGCTGCGTATACCGCCCTGGAAGAGCTGGATATTGAGCTCAATCATTTGCATAGCCACCGGGTCATTGCCGTTAACTTGAAGCACATACTGCAACTGGCCGAAGACAATGGCATTGATATGCCCCCGCGCCGTGAACTGTTGCGCACCCTATCCCTGAGCCAGAACCCTCGCTTCCTTGCCGGTAACCAGAGCATCAACAGCGTGATCAGAAACCGTACCGCCAAGTGCTGGCTGTTCGAGCGCGTAATTCTGGATGGGGAGGTGTGAAATGAACTACATCATTGATACCAAGCTGCTGAAAGATCAGCGTATGCTGCATGTAAACCAGGTACGCGGCTTTTCGCTGGGACTGGGTGACCTGCACAAGTTCGTGAAAGCACACCCTGAATTCGAAGAGCTGAACAAGATTGCCTGGGGCCTGTCACGGAGCATGTGGGGGGTTCGGATGTGCGATGAAAAGATCAAGGAACTGGGCACCCCATCAGATCGGCCTGCCCAGTCGCGCCGTAAGAAGCGGGCTTCACATTTGAAGTTGGTGTTTAGTCGGTAGGCGGCTTTACAAATTAAATTAAATGAATTTAAATATGTTTTCCTCAACGCCATATGACACAAGGAGTCCACAATGGCTAAGAAGAAAAACCATATCCTCGACGCTCTCCAATCCATCGTTCATGCACAGCAGGAGCTAACGTCAAGGGTGGATACTCATGACAAAATCATCGAGAGTCAAGGCATGGACATTGCCCGGCTCGAGCAACAAGTCATGCAACTGCGCAACCAAGCAATCCAAGCTGAAGTAGCAAGTGGCGAACGTTCTGATGCTGTTGCCAAAAAATACGGAGTTTCCGCCGCCCGGGTAACACAAATTGCACCTCGTAAGCAGTTCCACCGCCCTAAACCACAATGATTAATTGTAAGGGGATAATTCTTTTATCCCCTCATGACCCTGAGACCTCTTCGATCACGTAGGGGTCGAACTTCACTACCTCTTCCCCCATCCACTCGTTCAGCTCTTCGAATCGACTTTGCAGTGGAACCAGTTCGTTGCGGGCGAATACCAGAGCAGCTTTCTCCACGTCTCCGAACCCGCCCACGTTGCTGGGCATAATGCCCATCAGAACGGGTGGCACCCGGTGCGCTGCGAGCATGTCATCGCGGGTGACGTTTTTGATGTTGAAGATGTCGTCCTTCGCTGCCACCTCACTGATCGGAATCACCTGCAGGCCGTCTTTCTTACCGTTGGGTGAGTACATGAACAGGTTGCGGAAATTACCTGGGCCTTTGCTGTCCTTGAGTGCTTGGCGAAGGTTGTCCACGTCACTTTCGTTCTGGGCCGTGTCGGTCATGTAGAGGATGAAACCCGCGTGGCTGCCATTCAGGTAATACTTGCGGCGGAACAGCGTGGCGGATTCATTCAACCAGGCGCTGTTCAGTGCCGCCAGATACTCGGGCAGGCCGTAGATCTCCTGGTTGATATCGGGTTCCATCAGGTGGAACACACTACCCTTGCGGAATTCGTGCTCCTTACCCCAACCGCGTACGAACCAGTAGTTGTCCAGGTCGAGTCCACGGCGGGTGTATTTGGCCAGCGAGGGTTCCAACTTCATGGAACGGTTGCCCATGCTTTTCTGGTTTTCCAGGTAGCCATTGCCAAAAATGATGTAGTCCAGTGCCCAGCGCCGAAACGCCTGGCGGGACAGCAGCCGGTGCGGCTTGAATGAACTGGTCAGAATGTTGGCCTTGAAGTAGATAGGGCTGCTCTGGTGGGTGGCCGATCGGAAGGACTTGGCCAGACCATCAAAGGACAAGGGTGTCTCATACCACTTCTGCATTTGCAGGCATTCGATGTAATCCATAATTTCGCGCTTATCAAGCACCGGTGTCGGGTCGCCGAAGCTGAAAGCCTCAATGCCGGGCTGTTTTTCGGTTGTCTCGCTCATTCGAACATCTCCATCATGCTGCTGCCGGTGCCCGTAACGGGGCCGTCGGTTTCAAGGGGGGCTTTGGCCAGTGCGTGCATCACGGCCCAGGCCAAGTCGGCGTGACCGGTGGTGCCGTTGCGGCCTGCCATGTAGGTGATATGGCGGCCGCTTGCTGTAGTGGTTTTGCGGATCGACATGAATGCCTGGGCGATATCGACCCAGCCGGCGTCGAATTCCAAGCGACCTTTGCTGATCAGCTGATAGGCTTTCATCACCAGTTCGCCTTTCACTTCCGGGTTGTATTGATACTGCACCACGGCCGGGAAGAATTTGCGGACGAGTTGGTACACCGATGAGCCGATACCGGTGGTATCAATGCCGATGTGGGTGACGTTGTATTTCGTGGTCAGCTGGCGGATCTGCTCTGCCTGATCTTCATAATCCAGGCCCCTGAACTGCCGGCGTTCAATGATGCGGTGCTTGCCGCCGGGTTTGTCCGGAGGCAGGATCACGGCCAGACCTGCGTTGTCGCCAGTTTCGGTTTCACCGTTAGGGTCATAGCCGATCCACACCGGCTTATCTCCCACCGGCTTCGGTGCAAACGGCTTGAAGTCGTCCCACACCTCCCAGCTATCGACCATGCAACGCTGCATCATCATCATGCCGAACAGGCTCTTGTCGTCATCGACGAACTGGCACATCAGCAGGTTTTCGTATTCCGGCTCGCTGTACTCCAGGCGCAGCTGATCCAGATCGAACAGGTCACAGCCCTGGGCAACGGCGTCTTCCACCGTGACGATGTGACGCCACTGGCCGTCCGGGCAATACAGACCGTTTTTCAGTGCTGCGTGGCTGATATCGATATCGACCCGCTCGCCCTTCTTGCGCCGCTTGTTGAACAGCTCGCCGGACCAGTACGGGTATGCGTCGTGGCTCAGGCTGGATGGCGTGCTGAAGTAGGTCTGCCGCCACTTCTTATGCATGGCCATGCCCGAGGCGACCTTGCGCAGCGTCTGGAACTGGTAGGTCCAGAAATACTCATCGAAATACAGGTTGCCGTGGTATGACTGGGCCGTTCGGGCGTTGGTACCGAGGAAGTACAACGTGGCCCCGTTGGACAGCACGATCGGGTCACCGGTCAGCTCCCAGTCGGCCACATCGCGGGCATAGGCCTGGATGTATTCCTTGAAGACGTGGGCCTGTGCCTTGGATGCCGACAGGAAGATCTGGTTGCGCCCAGTCTCGACCGCATCGAGCAGCGCTTCCCGGGCGAAGTAATAAGTGGCTCCGATCTGGCGGCTCTTGAGGATGTTGCGGATTCGGTGCTGCTCGCCGGCGCGGTACCAGTGTTTCTGATACCCGAACAGCTCGTCGAAGAAGGCGGCGCGCAGCTGCTCGGCAATCTCATCCGTAACTTCGTTTTTGGTCGCCTTACGCCGCTCACCCTTGTTGCGGTTGGCAACCTTCGGATTCAGATCACCCTCATGACCACCCCGCTCCTGGTACCGACGCACCCGAGCCATACGCTCGATTTGGCGACCAAGCAAGTCTATTTCCTTGAAGTCGCGCCCTTCCTTGGGGTCTTTCATTACGAGCTGGATCAGTCTAGCCTCTACGGCAAACTCAACCCGTTCTATCGGCTTGGTCTCATCCCAGGCATCTCGCTTCTTCCAGCTGTGCACTGTGGGGGCCTTCTCGCCCAGCTGCTCGGCGATACGGGCAACGCGAAAACCCTGCCAGTACAACAGCCTGGCAAGGCGGCGCGGGTCCAGCTCTTCGGTGAATTCTGTCATGGCGTTCATGCCGCCAGAGTAGCGATCTAACCGCCTCCCTCCCCGTCATCCCTCATGTAAACGCTGGCTATACATACAGCCTCAATTGAAGCCCCGCGCGCATACGCCCACCCTGTCCGAACAGTAACGAGTAGCAACGAATACAGACGAGGGCAGGACAGATGGCCAAGAAGGCGCTGAAGAGCAAATGGTTCCGCGTGGGTGTTGCCGGCGACACCACGGACGGCCGCGAGATCGATGCCAAATGGCTCGACGAGATGGCAGAAAGCTACAACCCCACCACCTACGGCGCCCGCGTGAACTGTGAGCATGTGCGCGGCCTGGCACCGGATGGCAGCTTCGGTGCCTTTGGTGACGTACTGGCCCTGAAAACTGAAACCATTGATATGGATGGTGAAGAGAAGACAGCCCTTTATGCGCAGATCGCCCCCAATGATGACCTGGTTGCGCTGAACAAGAAGCGCAAGAAGGTCTACACCAGCATGGAAATCGACCACAACTTCTCAGGCAAAGGCACTGCCTACCTGGTTGGCCTGGCCGTAACCGACTCCCCCGCGTCCCTCGGTACCGAGATGCTGGAATTTGCCGCCAAGGCTCAGCACAACCCGTTCAATGACCGCAAACAGAAGCCTGAAAACGTCTTCACCGCTGCCCGCGAAGTCGAGCTCGAGTTCGAAGACAGCACCTCTATCCTGGACAAGGTGAAGTCCATTTTCAGCAAGTCAGAAGCAAACCAAGCCGAACAGCACGGTGATGTCACCGCCGCGATCGAAGCGATTGCCAGCGAAGTGGCCGACTTGAAGGACCAGTTCAGCGCGCTGGGCAGCGGTAACGATGACACCGAACAGCTGAAGAAGCTGCAGACCGACCTGACCGGTGCTCTGGAGAAGCTGAACACCCTGGAGCAGCAACTGGACAACACCCCGAACTTCACCAAGCGCCCGGCTGCCTCTGGCGGCAAAGGGGAACAGGTGACCGACTGCTAAGCAGTCGGTACCGCTAAACGGACACAAGCCCCGAATTACTGGAGACAGACCATGCGTAACGAAACCCGCGCGAAGTTCAACGCCTACGTGGCACAGATCGGCAAGCTGAACCTGATTGCCGATGCCAGCGTGAAGTTCAATGTACAGCCTACCGTCCAGCAAACGCTGGAAACCAAAATGCAGGAAAGCTCCGACTTCCTGAGCAAGATCAACATCATCGGCGTGACCGAGATGCAGGGTGACAAGCTGGGCCTGGGTATCGGCAGCCCGATTGCCAGCAACACCGACACCAGCAACAAGGATCGCCAGACCAAAGATCCGACCAACATGGACGAGCGTGGCTACCTGTGCCGCAAGAACAACTCAGACACCCATATCACCTACGCCAAGCTGGACCTCTGGGCCAAGTTCCCGGACTTCCAGACCCGCATCCGTGACGCCATCCTGCGCCGTCAGGCACTGGACCGCATCACCATCGGCTTCAACGGCGTCAGCTACTCGGCTGACTCAGACATCGCCACCAACCCGCTGCTGCAGGACGTGAACATAGGCTGGTTGCAGAAGTACCGCAGCGAGGCCCCGGAACGTGTGCTGTCCGAAGTGGTAGCCGCATCCGGCCAGGTTCGCGCGTATGAAGGCGGCGATTACGCCAACCCCGACGCGCTGGTGTATGACGCCGTGAACAATCTGATTGAGCCTTGGTATCGCGAAGACACCGAGCTAGTCGTCATTGCAGGCCGCGACATGCTGGCCGACAAATACTTCCCGCTGGTGAATCAGAACATCGCCCCGAGCGAGACTCTGGCCGCGGATATGATCATCAGCCAGAAGCGCATGGGCGGTTTGCAGGTGGTGCGTGCTCCGTTCGTGCCGGCGGGCGCCCTGCTGATCACTCGCCTGGATAACCTGTCGATCTACTTCCAGGAAGGCGCGCGCCGTCGTCACCTGATGGACAACCCTAAGCGTGACCGTATCGAGAACTACGAGTCATCCAACGATGCCTACGTGGTCGAAGACTACGGCATGGGCTGCCTGATCGAAAACATCGTCACCGAAGCGCCGGCGACTCCTTAAGGAGCGGCCCGGCCACTGATCAAAAGGTGCTGACATGATCTCACCCGCAAAACGCCACCTCATGCGCGTCAAGGCTGCCCAGGAGGCAGCCAAAGCCGCCGACTCACAGGTACGCCCAGACGCCAGCCAGTACGAACTGATGCTGGCCCAGCTGTACGAGCACAAGCGCCGCTTGAAGGGCGTGGAGTCGATGAAGACCCGCGCCGAGATCAAGCGCGAGCTGCTACCGGAGTACGAGCCCTACATCACCGGCGTGCTGCAGTCAGATGCCGGTGCCCAGGACGATGTGCTGACCACCATCATGCTCTGGTGCATTGACGCCGGGGAGCACATCAAGGCCCTGGAACTGGCCGAATACGCCATGCGCCACAACCTGACCATGGCCGACTCATTCAGCCGCTCATTGCCCTGCCTGCTGGCCGAGCAATTTGCCGAAGCTGTGCTGAAGAACGAAGACGCCGTGCCGGCGAATGTGCTGTACCAGGTAGGCGAGCTGACCCTAAACCAGGACATGCCCGACCAGGTGAAAGCCAAGCTGCACAAGGCGATCGGTACCGTACTGCTGGAATCTGACCCGGCAGAGGCCCTGACGAACCTGCAGGCCGCCTACGAGTACGACGACCGCAGTGGCGTCAAAACTCAGATCAAGAAGCTGGAAAAACAGCTTGAACAAAACAAGCCCGGCTCTGATTCAGAGCCGGCTTAACCGAGCGTCCCCATGCGCCGGGCGGCAGGTGCGCTGAAGTGGCTTTAACTCCGTTGGCCTACTGAAGCGCGCCTCCACCGCCCACCTAATTGCCCCCAGTCAGGACTGCATCCATGAGCGGATTTGTTGCCAACAGCCCCAGTGTTGAAGAACCCGAGATCACCAACAGCGCGTTCTGGCCGGCTATTTCTCCGACCGACTGCCGCAAAGCCATGCGCATCGGTTCCGAAATCACGTCTGAACGCCTCCGTAATGCGCTGGTAGATGCCGTCATCAGCACCAACGCAGACTTGAATGAGTGGCGCTTGGTGCAGGAGCTGATGAGCCACGACAGTTTGGCAGCCGTGCCCGCCGACCAGATCGATGGAGAAAGTAGCAATCTCATACTCTACCGCCGTGCCGTCTACAACTTTGCCAAGGCAGAGCTGACCGAACGCTATCGCGATTACGACACCACCCGACAGGGCGGCTCGCGAGCAGAAGACCTGGAAGATAGCGTGGACGACTACCGCCGCAACGCCATCCTGGCCATTCGTATGATCAGCGGTCGCGACCGCACCACTGTGGAGCTGATCTGATGGTCACCCAAGTGCGTGCCCAACAAGGCGACACCATAGACCTCATCTGTTGGCGACACTACGGCCGCACAGGTCGTGTCACCGAAGCTGTGCTGGATGCGAACCCGGGCCTATGCGAACTGGGGCCGGTGCTGCCCCACGGGCATTTGGTCACACTGCCCGATCAGCCCGACACCACACCCATCACCAATACCCTTCAGCTCTGGGATTAAGGAGAGCCCCCACATGGCAGAGCCCAGCACAACCACCACCGCGATCACCTTGGCCAGCACGGGTGTGGGT